GATTAAAATGATGGCAGACCGCTTTATGAAACAGAAACGCACTGACGAAACAAGTATAGAGCACGATGGCCAGAAATTAGGAAGTGACAAAGTATTTATAACAGAATCGTGGGTTAGTGATAACCCCGTTTACGATAAATCACACCAATACGGATTTAATTTGCCTGCGGGAACATGGTTTGTTTCAATGAAGGTAAATGACGATAAAGTATGGAAGATGATTAAAGAAAAATCTCTCACAGGATTTTCCGTTGAAGGATTATTCGCGGAGAAATCACTATTCTCAAAAGAGGATAAAAAAATAAACCAAATAAGAAAAATACTTAAATCAATTACAGATGAACAGTAAAGAAGCATTAAAAAGAATAATGACAATTCTTAATCTTACAGAGAACAAATTCTATGACGCAAAGACAGACCAAGGTATCAATGTGAAAATGGAAGGAGATTCAATGGAAGTGGGAAAGACATTATATGTTGCTACCGATGAAGGAATGATTCCCGCACCAGCAGGTATTCACAAAATGGAGGATGGTTCTGAGGTTGAGGTTGACGAAATGGGTAAAGTTTCTAAAATCAAAATGACTGACTTAAACTACGGTGAAGAGACAGGAGATGCGAAAAAAGAAAAAGAACAAGAAAAAGCAACCCAAAACAAACCAACAATGATGGCAGAATCAAAAGAAGAAGACACTCCAGTGATGGAAGATGGTGACATCAAACTTAAAGATGGTAATGTATTTAGAATCGGGGGAGACTCTCCTGAAACTGGAACTAATATCAAAAAAGTTGGATACGATGGAACATTATCAGCAATCGCTGACGGTTCTTACGAAACAGCAGACGGAAAAGTCATGTCAATCGTGGGAGGTGAAATCAAAGGTATTCAAACCAAATCGGAAGAAGAAGCACGTGGTGGTAAATTTGTTGAAGCAAAATCAGGTGATATCAAATTAGAATCTCCAACATTCGATGTTGGTGAGAAGATTGATGTTGTTAAAGATGATGGTTCAATGGAAAAAGCACCTGATGGTGAACACCAAATTATGTTGAAAGATGAATCAGGAAACGAGGTTAAAATTAGAGTAATGGTTACAGACGGTATAATTACCGAAAGAGAAAATGTTGAAGGTATGGGTTCAGACATGGAAGATGATATGTCAGGATTCATTGAAGCGTTCTCAGAAGCTATGAAAAGATTGGAATCAAAGATAGATTCGTTATCAACAAAACAGGAATTACTTGATAGTAAATTCCAAAAATTCTCAAAAGAACCAGCAGGTTCAAGAGTAATTAATAATCAAATAAACCAAGAAAGTTTTCCATTAAATCCAAGATTGGAAGGATGGAGAAAATTAAGAGAGACTCTCTCAAATTAAAAAAATAAAAAATAATAAAGATGAAAAAAAATCTTAAAAGTTTAAGCTTTAACTACGACTTAGGCGGGTTAGCAGCATACACAGATGCATTGAACTCTGATATTATCAGTGAAGCAGTGCTGACACCAGCGACGATGGAATACGTTAACGTGATTCCAGGCATCAAAGGCACACAAAATGTCAATCTATTATCTGAAACATTAGATGTTCAAACAGGTATAAATTGTGGTTGGACAGGAACAGGTGAACAAACATTTACTGTCGCTGCGGTTACAGTACAGGCGTTCAAAGTAAATACTGAATTGTGTTTACAGCAGTTGAACACCTTATGGCTTGGACAATATTTAAATCCAGGTTCATATAATGAAAACGCTCCTTTCGAGCAAAGCATTATCGACTTGCAAACTAAACAAATAAAGCGTTATAACGAAGATTTGCTTTGGGGTGCAACAACAGGTAGTTCTACTAACACATTCTCAGGTTACAAAGAATTGATTGTTAATCAAGCGAACACTTCAACAGGTGCAACTCCACCAAATGGTGTTGTTACTTTAACAGGTCAAACTGCTTTGTGTTCTGTAACAGGTTCTACATCACAAGAAAAAGGAAACAATGTGTTAGCACAAATTGATAACATGATTAACGCAATGTCAAGAGACATTTATGACAGAGATGACATCGTAATATTTATGTCGCAATCTCAGTTCAAATGCTACATCACGGCGCTCCGCACGGTTAATAATTTTTACATTGATTCTTCACAAAATAAATTAGGTTCAGTTTATTCTGTTTTCCATCCGCAAACAAATTATAAAGTTGTGGGCGTTCCAGGATTGGCGGGTTCAAACTTAATCGTATTAGGTCCTCAGCAATATTTCTTAGCAGGAGTTGACTTAGCGAGCGATGAAGATTCTTTCCGTAGCTGGTGGTCACAAGATTTTCAGCAAGTGCGTGTTATGGCGGCTTGGAAGCTCGGAACTCAAATCGCGTTCCCACAATTCTTTGTGTCTAACGGATTATCTTAATCGATAAAAAAAAAAATATAAGGTCGGGTGAAACATTTATTGGAGTAACCCAACTTTTAAAACAAATAAACTAAAACAATAAATTAATATAACATGGCTTGTAATTTAACAGCAGGTATTCAATTAAGTTGTCGCGATAATGTGGGTGGTGTTGCTACGGCATACATTACTGATTTCACAAACATCGCTTCTATTACAAAGAATTCAGGCGATACAATAACAGCGATTTCAGGTTCAGGTACGTTTTTTGAATTTCAGCTTATACGCACGTCCTCGCAGTATACTGAGACGGTCAATGCGTCACTTGAAAACGGAACAGTTTTCTATACACAGGAGTTAGTAACTTACTTCGCAAAGTTATCTCAAGATAAAAGAAACATCCTTAAAACATTAGCACAATCACCTCGTCTTGCGGTGGTTATTGTTGATAATAATGGTGACAGCTTTTACTTAGGTGAAACTTACGGAATGTTTGTAAGTGCGGGTACATCAGTTTCAGGGAAAAGTTTGGGCGATGCCAACGGCTACAACATCACCCTCCAAGCTCTTGAACAGAATCCTATGAATCAGTTGGCGGGAACTTTGAGTTCAGTTGCGACTGGTATTACGGTTCAATAATCAACTCTATAATTAACACGGGGGGAATATTATGTTCCCCCTTTGTTATATTTATTATTATGATACTACTAAAAACAAATCAGGAGAACACAATGGTTGTTACTGTTTCACAGAACGCAACGATTTCAAATCCTGAATGGTTATTTTCTTTTACTCATATCTTTTCCAAACAACAAATAAGATTCATTCCAACTGATATCTCATCACACAAGGTTAGGTACGATGAATTTATTTTTACTGAAGGACAAGGTGTTGGTCAAATTCCTTTTCCTTATGAAGGCCAGTATACTTACGGAATTTATCAGCAACCACAAGGTTCTGGCAATCTCAATCCGTTGTTATCAAGTGGGTTAATTGAAACAGGTGTTGCTACAGTAATGGCTCAAACAGGAATGACCACCAATGATTTTTATTTTGAGTATGTATCTAACGATGAATTTAATTCAAACTATATCTTCGCTCCGAATGAATTAAATCCACCACCACCATCTCCAAGTCCAACCAAAACACAGACACCTACACCAACACAAACTCCTACTAATACTCCGACTAATACATCTACCCCTACAAATACACCTACTCCAAGTATTACTGCGTCCAATACACCTACACAAACTCAGACACAAACACCAAGTAAAACCCCTACACAGACTCCTACTAATACACAAACTCAAACGCCAACTAATACAACAACCAAAACACAAACCCCTACACCTACACAAACTCCGACTAATACAAGAACTGAAACTCCTACACCTACTAATACTAGAACTCAAACCCCAACTCCGACAACAACAACAACTTTGACGGCTACTCCAACTCAAACTGCATCTAATACTCCTACACCTACATTAACTAAAACTCCAACACAAACACCTACACCAAGTATTACAGCAAGTCAGACTCAAACTCCTACGCCAAGTATCACTGCTTCACAAACACAAACTCCTACACAAACTCAAACATCTACAAATACACCTACGCCGAGTATTACAGCAAGTCAAACAATGACACCTACAAATACGTCTACTCCTACTAATACTGCAAGTCTTACACCAACCCCCACATCAACAATACCATTTGTTAGTCCATCAGGATTAACCAATTTACAATATTGGTTTATGTCCAATAGTGGAACAACATTAGGTGCATCTTCTGCGGTAACAAATTGGAATAACTATGGATTATTAGGTGGAACTGTAAATCAAGGAACAGCAGCAGCACAACCATTTTTAGTTTATAGAAATCTTGGTTCATATTCAGGAAACACAATTGGGTTCGTTAATTCCGGTGATGGAATGGCTGGTAGTTTCACCTCAACAATATTCTCCGCCAATACAATGTTTGCAGTGATACAAACTACTCAAACAACCATAGACGATATGGTAATAAGATTGAGTGGGTCTACCAATAATTCAAGAGCATTACAAATAGGTATTGGTGGTGTTTCAAATACCCAAAGTAGTAATAAAGGTTTATCAACTAATGGTAGTTTGACAATTGGTAATAGATTAATTTCTTCATCAGGAACAAGCACATCATTCTTAGGTCAAGTAAATGATGTGTTAGGAACAAGTGGAGCAACAACTTTAACAGGAGTGACAGTAACACAACTCCAATTTGGTAGTATTCCAAGAGATAATGTTACAAATCAATATACAAATGTTTATGAATTTATTTGTTACAATAGAACATTAACATCAACTGAATATGAACAAGTGTTGAACTATCTTAAAACAAAATACCAATATAATACTTGGTAAAATACTAATAACCCTATGATTGAGATGATTAAAACTTATATTTAATAATATGGAAGAACAAAAAAATAATTTATTTGTTCATGAGTTTCAAGTTGCTCGTGTACCAATCATTGAAGAACAGACAGGACTAAACCATAGAACACCATGGGTGTTTTGGGGTATAGCAAATCTTGCACCTCAGGAATTAATTCGTTTGTATCAATCATCACCAACACACGGAACTTGTGTTCGTTCAAAACACTTAGGTGTTAGAGGTGAGGATTTATTAATTAAAGGTGGTGATAATGGAAGATTATTAATGGCTAATTCATTGGGTGATTCCATTTATGATATTTGGAATAAAGCGTGTTTAGATTTTATTTTGTACGGTCAATTCGCTTTGAATATCGTGTGGCGTCGCGATAGGGAACAAGGGTTCGAAATTTACCCGATGGATACTTCAAAATTACGTGCGGAGAGAAGTGATATCAATGACCACATAAACAATTATTATTATTGTAGTGAGTGGGCGTTGTATAGAAAATACCCACCAAGAAAATTACCATCATTTAATTTAATGGATGAAGAACCTTCGCAGGTCTTCATGTATGTGCCTCACACACCGGGTCAGGAGTATTATTCGATGCCTTCATATTGGAATTCAGCAACTGCCATAGCAACGGAAGTAGAGGTATACAATTGGTGGCACAGCAATATCATTAACGGATTAAACCCATCGCTTTTTGTTTCACTAAATTCAGGAATTCCTGCACCAGAAGAACGCCAACAGATTTTTGAAACCCTCACCGCAAAGTATTCTTCGAGCAACAATCCTGGAAAATTAATGCTTACATTTGCGAATAACAAAGACGAAGCTCCTGAGATTACAACCATTGCTCCAAACGGTTCTGATAAGATGTGGATTGAGATGAATAGTGCGGTACAACAAGCGATATTATCATCACATCAAATCAATCCTGAATTGATTGGTATTATGACACCTGGTTCTTTGGGTACGAGCGATTTCTTAGAAAAGCAAGACCATTTTGACCACTTAGTCGTGGCGCCTGTGGTTAATGAGCTTAAAAAAGTATTCGAGAAATTATTGACCCTTCGTGATAAGATTCCAACCGAATTAGAAGTAGTTCCATTTAGAATGGTAACAATACCTGACGCCGCACCTGTTGAAACAGTGAACGTAAATAAAGATGTGACGGATAAAACAAAAGAAACAATTTTATAAAATGAGTCAAGCAATCGTACCTCAAAATGTGCTGATGATATCGGAGACGGTTTTAAAATCGTTCAGCGATATTGACCCCAACGTAACCTCAAGTGTATTATTACCTTTCGTGAGTTTATCACAGCAACTTACACTGGAATATATTATAGGTCGACCATACTACGTTCAATTATTACAACAAATTGTTGATGGTTCTATTAGTGGTGACACAACAAATTATAATTTCTTAAATTATTTTTGTAAGCCGTTACTTATATGGGATTCGTATAAATTAGCACTGCCTAGTATATGGATGAAAATACGTAACAATGGCATCGTTGTCGCAGAAAATTCTGTTAGTGTTAAAGAAATGGAATGGCAACAAGCCAGAGCGGATTCTACTTCTCAATTTTTCCAAGAGAGAATGAGACAGGAGATTATTTTTAACTCACAGTTCTATCCTTTATGTTTCAATTATACATCAACACAAGGTTTATTTCCGCATCTCACTAAGAATTATAATATGAATATCCATTTACCAAATGGTCATGGAGATAACGCTGGAATGTATGCTGGATGGGCACGTAGTGGTATCGGCTATTACGCAGGTCCTGAGTTTGCGTGTGTAAATGGAGGATGTTTCTAATTATGAATAACGAACTAATATTAATAATATCAAACGTACTGACAGGAATTGCGTCATTCTTTGTTTCAAAAAGAATGTCCAACGCTCAAACTGATAATCAAATTTTGAAGAATTTGGAATTAGCGATGGGTGTGTATCAAACTTTATGTGAGAATATGAAAGATGAGATTATTAGTTTAAATCTTAAGATACAAGAGTTGGAAAAGAAGATTGATGAACTACACGAAGAAAATAAAAGGTTGAAAGGGAAATCAATTTAATTATGAAAGAAAAAATGTCAAAAGAAACTGACGAAGTGTTTGTATTGACCCCGAAGAAAGCGGAGAACAGGGGGAATTATATTTCGCGTTGTTCGTCAAACCAAAAGATGAAACAACAATATCCTTCAATGAAGGAAAGACTTAATAATTGTATGAACGCTTTTAACAGCTATTACAAGTATTGGGCACGTCTTGAGGAGTTTGGTTCAGAAGAACATCCTGACGTGAAATTTGAGGGTTGTATGTCCAAATACAAGGCATCAGGAAAAGATTACAAGGAAGCATATTCAATGTGTATGTCTGAACTAATCGTTGAACCAGTTGCGATGGAGGAAATGGAAACAAACATTGGAGAATGTATCGCCAAAAGAATGAAAGAAGATTCATCTTTAACACAAGATGAAGCACGTAAAAGATGTTCTGCGTCTGTTGTTGTTGAACCATCAGGTGGAAGTAATCCACAAGTTGTGGGAACAACAGTTACAATGGCGGAGGATTGTCCTCAATCAACACTTGATATCCCATTGAATATTGAGAACAGACAGAAGTGTATTGACCAAGCGAACTATGGTCCATTAGACCCAAATCTTCCAAATGAGGATTATTGGAAAAAAAAAGCAGACCAATTTAACACTACACCTGATGATGCAAAAAAGGCCCTGTGTGGAAATTGTTCTTTCTTCATTCAAACAAAAGAAATTTTAGATTGTATCGCTCAAGGATTGGGTGATGTGGGTAATGACCCATATGATTCAATTAATGCGGGTGATTTAGGATATTGTGAGGCTTATGATTTCAAGTGTGCATCAAGTCGTACCTGTGACGCTTGGGTTGTAGGTGGACCGATAACGAGTTAATTATTTACCAAGATACTATTAATTGTATATTTAATAGTGGGAACAGGTCAGGGTTTGCTATTCGCATTATTATTGTTACATCCATTTATTTTTTCCCTCCTGTTCCCCATTTTAAGTTTGAATTAAATTCAAACTTTTTTTATGTCTACTATTGACTACTTAACCCCCTTATGGTATATTTAAGAAAAAGAAATACTATGGGACAAATGAAACAATTATTAGACACTATTTTTGAAATTGGTGACACTTATTATCCTGAAGATTGTGAGAAATCTTTCGAAGAATTTATTCGTGAACAAAGTTTGCTTTACGAGAAAAAAGAATTATCTTTAACCGAAAATAAAACCGAAAACCATGACTAAAAAAGTAGAAAAAAAACCGTTTGAAGAAAAACCATTCGGGTTTGATAGAACTCAGATGTTTAAAGAGTGGACACATCCACAAATCGTTCGTCAATCCGCTCTCAGTTTCACAACCGAGTTCTGTCAGGTTCACGGACTAAAACTATCCACAGGTGAATTACTTGCTTTGAATCGTCGTATTGTCCAATATATTGAGACAGGTGATGAGAGTTGGACTGAACTTGCGGATGGACATATCTTTAATAAAAAAATGTTAGGTGAACACTATGGGAAAGACACTAAAAATTAAAATCCACACAAGTAATAAAGAAAGTGTAGAGAACATCTTATCCAACATCAAATTTCAAGATGAGATGGGTGAGTATGGTATCAAGTATAAATTAAATGAAAATTATTTTAAGTTCTGTGATTTGAATAACGAACATTATTCAAACCTACCAGAATTTAAATGGTCCGATGATTTAAGGAATAGATTTTTGTATGAGGTCCAATTTAGAAATGAAAATGAGAAGGAGGTATTCTTTCAAGCGTTCAATCAGAAACCGACAAAGAGAAACTATATCTATCACGAATTAGATTCCGTGGTGAGTAGAGAATATGAATATACAGAAAAGATTCAACCAAAATATCCTATTTATGTTATAACAAAAGGTAGATGGGAGAAATCGTATACCATTGACACATTGGAAGACATGGGTATTGATTTTTATATCTGTGTTGAACCAAAGGAATATGAGATGTATTGTTCTAATCCAAAAGTGGATAAGGATAAAATCTTGGTATTACCTGAGGATTTTTCAGAACAAGGTAATGGTGCTGTCCCTGTTCGTAATTTCTGTTGGGAACATTCGGTTCAACAAGGACACCCAAAACACTGGCAACTCGATGACAACATCCAATGGTTTTATAGATGGAATAATAACCAACAACTTAAAGTTAGAGATGGTGTGTTTTTCAGAATGATGGAAGATTTTTCCGACAGGTACGAAAACATTGGTCTAACATCTTGTCAATATAAATCTTTTGTTCCTGCGATTGATACGGGTAGAGAAGAGTTCATCGTTAACACGAGAGCGTATTCATGTATACTAATCAACACGGAGTTATTAGATAAAAGATTAGATGAGAGATGGAGAGGTCGTTATAATGACGATACCGATTTAAGTTTAAGGGTTTTATCAACAGGGGATATTTGTACGGTTAACTTTAATTCGTTGTTATCAGGAAAACAAACCTCAGGGAGTATGAAGGGTGGTATGGCGGAGATATATGATAACCATTCACATAACGGTTATATGAAGAAATTTAACGCCTTAAAGGACAACTGGAAGGATATCGTTAAACTTACCAACAAGAGACATAAAGACGGTAGACCACACCATATTATCGAATACACCAAACTATTCAACCAAACTCTTGTATTAAAGGATGGGGTTGAACTTGGACCAAAAATAAATAATTATAATTTTATTTTGGTGGATAAAAAATAATCATTATCTTTGTAAAAATCATCACCATGAAATACAACTTATCACCACAAATTGATTACTCTAAAATGAGTGAAGAAGAGTTTTTTGAGTTTCTTGACTCTGAGTCAAAAAAAATTAAAGAACAAAACCTTATCGTTCCTTTATCAGACTATCATAAGAAGTATGCAAAAATAGGAACTGAAACCCAAAACAAATCATCAAATTAAAAAAATACATTATGGAAAATCACTACAACGACGAAAATCTTTTTAAAGCGTCAAAAGAAAATATTGGAGAAAAAATACAAGGTTATATTCTTATCCCGATTTATTGGGGTGAGGATGAAAACGAATACAGTATAGACTCCGACACAATGGAGGAAGAATTTTTCAGAACTCTATACGGTATTGAAACTGTTTTGGAATCCATTAACGAAGAATAATTTTCCATAATATGTGAGTTTAGTTGATGCTCACCAACCCCCATCGTCAAGTGGGGGTTTTTTATGTGGATAACTTTTTTTTGGTGGAATGAAAAAGATTACCTTACTTTGTGTAACAAAACAATAAGATATGAACCTCAAACAACAATTAGAACAACTTAACAAAGTTAGTCAAGACTTACAAGACACCTCAGTAGTTAACTTAAAAAATAATGGTGAGACCTTGGAATCCATTAGTAAAATTACAGGACTATCAATACACACAGTTTATAAAATAACTGTTAGATATGGTATAAATAGTTTTAAGGGTGGTAAAAAAAGAAATACCATAACTCCTGAAATCGTTACTGATATTCTTGAAATGGTTTCCAAAGACCCATTAGTAGGACCTGCTCACATTCATAAAGTATTGTTGGAAAAATATAATAAAAAAATTACTTATTCGGGTGTTTATAGATTCATGACTGATAATGGTTTTGTTGTGACTCGTGGTGTTAAAAAATTGAGAGATGACGCGAGGGTGAAACAAACTGAGATTCTTTCTATGTATAAA